CAGCTGGAGAAGCTGCGTGCGGAACGTCAAGGACCTAAATCGCAAGTAAACGTGCAAATCAATGAGGGCGGCGACGGTACTAAATACGGAGCCCTTATTTCTAGGTTGTTGGGGGACAAATTGTAATGCTTAAAATTTCGCGTGAAGATGTAGACCGTGAGGAAATCACTGAATTTCCACTTGATACCAGATTTATTAAACTGCCGATTGAAAATTACTTGAAACTGCTGGGTGCTTGGGACACCATGAATCGTCCACAAATTGCACTAATCAACGCCATCAACAACCCCAAGTACCGCTTTGTATGCGCTGCACTAGCTAGACGATTGGGCAAAACTTATATTGCTAATATTATTGCACAGCTGGTAAGCTTAGTTCCCGGCTGCAATGTACTGATTATTTCGCCTAACTACAACCTGAGCAGCATTTCGTTTGAATTGCAACGCAAGTTTATCCGACACTTTGACTTAGAAGTAGAGCGCGATAACTTAAAAGACAAAGTTGTAGAACTTTCAAATGGTAGTACCATCCGTATGGGTTCGTTATCGACTGTAGACTCTACAGTTGGTCGCAGTTATCAAATTATCTTATTTGACGAGGCTGCGCTGGGCGATGATGGTGAATCAGCATTTAACGTGCAGTTGCGCCCTACCCTAGACCGACCTAATTCAAAGGCGATTTTTATCTCTACGCCACGTGGTCAACAAAACTGGTTTAGTAAATTTTATCAGCGTGGTTATAGTCAAGACTATCCAGAGTGGTGTAGCATAACTGCAGACTATACTGAAAATTCCAGAATGAGTGAGTCGGACGTAGCAGAAGCACGTAAGTCTATGTCAAAAGCAGAATTTGAACAAGAATACTTGGCCAGCTTTAATGTGTTTGAGGGTCAAGTATATAATTTTAGTCGTGAAGTTGGAGTTTTAGAGTATGTTCACCAAGAAGGATGCGAGTATATTGCTGGCTGCGATCCCGGGTATCGCGATGCTACTGCTTTTGTGGTTATTAGTTATAACCCTTATAATGACCAGTTTCATGTGGTCGATGAATATTTAAAAAGTGAACAAACCACTGATAAACACGCAGAACACTTTCGTGAATTAAATGACAAGTGGGGCGTGGAGGTAGTATTTATTGATAGTGCAGCTGCACAGTTTGCCAGTGACCTTGCCTATACTTACAACATTAGTACAACCAAAGCTAAAAAAGACGTATTACCAGGTATTGCCTATGTACAAACCTTAGTAGAAACTAAGCGATTAAAAATTGCTCCGCACTGTACAAATGTACTCAATGTAATGGATCAATATCGTTGGGATAGTCGTGAAGGACTACAGCGTGAACGTCCTGTGCATGATGAATACTCACACATGGCAGATGCACTGCGTTACGCACTCTATACTTACACTATCTAGGTCATAAAAATTTTATATTGACTTGTGCATGCTTTAGGTGTACAATACCTGTATTATAAAAAATTACTGATAAAAATCATGGACAAAACCGAATACTACCTAGAACTCAAACGCGTTTTTGCCAGTGAGTTTAGTTTCTACCTAAAAGCAGCTAACTTTCACTGGAATGTAGAAGGTCAGTTATTTTATGAACTACACTTAATGCTAGAACGCATTTACAATGAAGTGTTAGAGTCTATTGATACTTATGCTGAAGAATTACGTGCGCTACAAATTGTAACACCTGCTAGTCTTTCACAGTTTTCACAGCTGACCTATATTCAAGACGAGAATGCACCAGGGGACTGGAAAGGTTTGCTACAAGAACTGCTGCTGGACTCGGACATGATGGCGTTAAAATTTCAACAACTATTTATGGTTGCAGAACAATTTGGTGATCATGGTTTATCAAACTTCTTGGCAGATCGTCAAGATGCGCATAAAAAACATTCGTGGATGCTACGCAGTTCACTTAAGTAATGGCAAAAAACACAAACAAACGTATACCCGTTAAACACGTTAGAGATAAGGCCAAGTCAGCTTACGAAAAGCAAGATCACTGCTATATCTGTAAAACTAATCAAGACTCGGAACTACATCATCTTCATAGCGTAACACTCCTGCTAGAGCGTTGGGCACAAAAGATGAGTTATGACATTTCAACTGATGAGGGAATTTTAGCTGTTAGGGATGAGTTTATTGCTAGTCATCGTCAAGAGTTATATGAGCAGGTTTACACCCTATGTAATCCACATCATATAGCGCTTCATGGTGTATACGGTAAAACTCCTCAACCTGGCAGTGAACCCAAGCAGCAGCGTTGGATTGAAATTCAACGTCAAAAATTACAGGGTATTGGTGAGATTCCTAAGCAAAGCTACGGAAGTTTCTTTAGCGAATTTTGTTAGGAAAAACTTATGGGTTTAATTACAGATAGCGTGCAGTGGATTCGTGAAAAACTGAATCCTGCACAATCAAGAATTGCACAGCAGGAAGGCACACATGTTAATACAACTAGTAAACTGTTGTATAAACAAGCCTTTCAGCAACTACAGAGCGTAAATCGTAGTGTAAATATGGTAGTAAGCGCATGCAGCTCACTAGACTACGATATTAAAGACAAGCTCTATGAAGGCACAGTAAACGGCGTTAGGCAAAAGCAATTAAATACACTGCTTAATTTTAGACCTAATCCCTATCAAAGTGCACAAGAATTTCGTCAGGCAATTTTTACAGATTTGTTATTGGAAGGCAATGTATTCGTACATTTTGACGGTACATTTATGTATCACCTACCAGCAGAACACGTGGAAATTTTAACTGATACTAAAACTTTTATTAGTGGTTACAGATACAACGGTTGGATTGTATTTCCAGAAAATGAAGTATTTCATTTTCGCGACTTAAGTTCTCGCAGTATTTATCGTGGTGCTAGTAGACTAGAAGCCGCACAAAATAGTATTAGTGTATTGCAAAGTATGCATCAGTTTCAGGAACAGTTCTTTGATAATGGTGCCGTATTTGGTTTAGTACTTACTAGCGATAATACACTTTCACAAGTAGCCAAAGAAAAAACTATTCAATACTGGCTTCAACGCTATAATGCTAAAAGTGGTGGCAAGCGCCCACTAATCTTAGACTCAGGCCTAAAACCACATCAAATCAGCAATCAAAATTTCAAAGATATGGATTTTGATCAAGGTATAAAAACACACAACGAATTAATTATGCAGTGTGTAGGTGTTCCACCACTACTAGTAGACGGTGGAAACAATGCTAATATTTCGCCAAACTTGCGCTTATTTTACTTAGAAACCATAATGCCAATTATTCGTAAGTATACCAGTTCACTGGAACGATTTTTTGGTTATGATGTTGAAGCAATCACCGCAAGCGTAAGCGCACTACAACCAGAATTAAAAGATATAGCTAGTTATCATGTATCGCTAGTTAATGGTGGTATTATTACACCCAATGAGGCTAGACAAGAGTTGCGGTATGAAACAATTGACGGTCAGGACGAATTACGCGTTCCTGCTAATATTGCCGGCAGTGCTGTAAATCCAGCACAAGGTGGTCGCCCCGCCGTAACCCCTAAAGAATAACAGGGAGAATATATGGTAGATAAAAATAAAGTACTTACACTAACTAGTACTTTTACTAAAAGTAATCTACCTACTAAGGATATGAGCATTGATTCGATTATGATCGAAGGTTACGCAAGTACCGTTGATACAGATCGTCAAGGTGATATTGTACCAGCCACAGTGTGGAAAAAAGGTATGCTAAATTACTTGAAAAATCCAGTAATTTTAGCTTATCATGATCACAGTGAGCCAGTAGGTAGGATGGTAGATCATAGAGTAGACAGTAAGGGTTTGTGGATTAAAGCACGTATTTCTGCAGCTGCAGGTGAAGTGTTTAATCTTATCAAAGACGGAGTACTTACTGCTTTTAGTATTGGTTTTCGTATCGCTGATGCGGAATATGATGCAGCCAATGAGCTGTTTGTTGTTAAAGACCTGGAACTACATGAGATTTCAGTAGTGTCCGTACC